TGCCAGAGAACTCAACGAACAAATTAGGCAGTTTCCTTTTACTATTGATGAGGCTATGCGTGATAGTATCACTGGGTCTACTTTTAATATTGGGAGGATATACGAGCAAATAGAACACAATCAAGAGTTGTTTCCTAATCCTGTGGTTCGTGGCAACTTTAGCTGGAAAGAAGGTGTTAGCGACAAAGAAGTTGTGTTTAGCCCAAACAAAGAAGGTAGGTGGCGTGTAGCTTGGATGCCCAAACCAGAAGATAGAAACAAACACAGAATAATAAACGGTAAAATGCACCCAGCAAATGACCACATAGGCGTGGGTGGTGTCGATAGCTATGACTTGGATTCAACGACAGATAACAGAGGTTCAAAAGGAGCTTGCCATCTTTATAATAAATTCAACATGGCTGCACCAGCAAATATGTTTGTCGCTGAGTATGCCTCTCGTCCACCTTTGGCACGTATCTTTTATGAGGATGTGCTACTTGCTGCTGTATTTTATGGATACCCACTCCTTATTGAAAACAACAAATACGGTATTGTAAGGCACTTTGAATCAAGGGGATACGAAGAGTATGTAATGAAAAGACCAGACCATTTAAAGTCTCCTAATGCCGCACAAAACACAAAAACTCGTGGTATACCTTCTAACTCTGTGGACGTTATTCAAGCTCACGCTCACGCTATAGAAGCGTACATAGAAGAACACGTAGGTATAAATCAAGAAACTGGTGAGATGGGTAAGATGTATTTTGACAGAACCCTTGAAGATTGGATTGGATACAAGATAGATAATCGTACCAAATATGATTTAACAATATCAAGCGGTCTTGCTTTATTAGGGGCGCAAAAAACAACAGTTAAAAAGAAAAAATCTCAGTTTAACGATAAGAAGTTTTTTAGACGATATAAGAGCGAAATAACAAGATAAATACCAGTTCTTTAATTTTGTATCTTTGCAAGGAAGTATTCTGCGAAAGGCTATGTACAATAAAAACAACGAACAAGGAAAGTACGGTAACTTTCCAGACCCATTTGCACACTATGGAAAAAAGTCTACTAAGGCTTACGGTCTAAAGTATGCTAAAGCCATTGAAAAACAATGGGGCAACTCTGACGATGAAAGAAGTCTTTTTAGAAGAAGATTAAAAGACTTTGAAACAAATCGTGATTATGCAAATGGAACTCAAGATACTTCTATCTACAAACAGATTTTAAACTCATTAGACCCTAATAACGGGGACGGTACGTTGCTAAACCTTGATTGGTCTCCAGTGCCTATCGTCCCTAAGTTTGTAAAAATTGTTGTAAACAACATACTATCTAAAAAACCATATCCAAACGTAAAAGCCATTGACCCTTTATCACAGTCTGAAAAAGAAGACGAAAAGGCGAAAAAAATATTTCAAATAGAAAATAAAGAAATGATTTCTGAACTCCAGAACATGGGGGTAGAAACAAATGTTGATTTAAAGGATATTCCAGAAACAACAGAAGAAGCTGAAATATTCATGGATACCAATATTAAAACAGCAGCAGAAATTGCTGCTCAGATTGGTACTAACATGACATTAGAGTGGAATGACTTTGACCAGCGTATATATCGTAGGTCGGTTAACGACATAGTGGCTTGTGGTATGGCTGTTATTAAAAGAAACAACGACCCTAACTATGGAATTACAGAAGAGTACATCGACCCAGCATTTTTCTTCCATAGTTACACCGAAGACCCTACATTTAGCGACCTCATTTATGCAGGACACATCAAAAAAATTAGCATTTCTGAACTCAAACGTATCGCTCGTGATGAGTTTAGTGAAGAAGAATATGCTAAGATTGCCCAGAAAGTAAAGAACAAGTATCAGAACAGGGCGGATAAACTAAGCTATAAATACTACGATGAAACTCTAGACCGCACAACTTACGGATACGATGAGTTTATTGTAGAGGTTATGGACTTTGAATTCATGTCTACTGATGACATGATGTTTGAAGAGAAAAGTTCTAAGTTCGGAAACACAGGATTCTATTATAAAGGCTTTGAATACACACCGCCTAAAGAATCTGTATACGACAGAAAGCCTTCAAACATGAGCATTCAAACTGTGTTTGGTGGTAGCTTAGTTGTGGGTTGTGACTACATATATGGGTACGGTCAAAAAACAAATGTTCCTAAAAATGTACATGACCTTACAAAAGCTAGACTTTCGTACTCTGTGGTTGCTACCAATCTAAGAAGAATGATGCCTAAGTCTTTAGTAGGTTCTGTAATCGGTTTCGCTGACCAACTACAGCTTTCTCATTTAAAGCTTCAACAGGCTATCGCTAAAGCCAAACCAGATGGTCTTATCGTAGACATTGAAGGACTAGAAAACGTAACGCTAGGAAAAGGTGGTGAGCTAGAACCTTTAGATATTCAAGATATATATGAACAGACAGGTGTATTCTATTACAGAAGCAAGAATCCCGAAGGAGGATTCCAAAATCCGCCAGTTCGTTCTTTGGATAATAGCATTCGTAATATCAATGAGCTTATCGGTATCTATAATCATAACCTTCGCCTTATTCGTGATACAACAGGGATAAACGAAGCTATGGATGGAACTTCTCCAAAAGGAGAGCAATTGGTGGGTGTTAGACAACAAGCTATCGCTGCTGGTAATAATGCAATTTATGACATTATGAACGCTTCTGTTTACCTTTATGGAAAGGTATGTGAAGATGTAATTAAATGTCTTCAGATTATTCCTTTAAAGTCTGTTCTTTTTAAAATGTATGAAAGAGCTATAGGAAAAACAAATATGTCTGTTCTTGCATCTTTTTCAAATTTACCCATGTATAATTTTGGCGTAAAGATTCAGACTGAAATGGATGACACGGAAAAAGCTTATTTAGAACAAAACATTCAAGTTGCTTTATCTCAGAAAGAAATAGACTTAGAAGATGCTATAGCTGTAAGACAACTAAAAGATATAGACCAAGCAGAAAGGCTGTTAATTATCAGGCGTAAAAAGAGAATAGCTTCAATGCAAAAAATGGCACAACAAAACTCCCAGATGCAAGCCCAAGCAAATGCTCAAGCTGCTCAGATGGCATCTCAAGGAAAAATGCAGGAAATACAGATGCAGTCTCAAGCTGATATTGCTAAAATCCAAGCAGAAGCTCAAGCTAAAGCTCAACTTATTCAATTAGAATATCAGTTAAAGGGTCAAATTGAAGGAATAAAAATTCAGACTCAGACTCAGACTAAGCAGTCTGAAATGATGTTCAGACAAAAACTAGAGTCTGACAAAGAAACAGCTAAAGACAAAAGAGTCAAAAAACAAGCTATAGAGCAGTCTAAGCTTATATCTCAAAGACAAGGACAAAGAGGAGAACTTAAAGAGAATCCTGAGTCTGTTGATTTTAAAGACTTAATAAAATAACTAACTTTGTAAAAAATATATAAAATGAGCAAAAATTTTAGTCCAAACGCTGTAAACCAGCAAACATTTGGTGCAGCAGGATTTAAATTAATTAGCAGCGCAAGCGGAACAATTAATGGAGATTTTGTAGCGATAACAGCTTTAGAAGATGTTTCTGTAGCAACTATCTCTACAGCTACTGGTGATGATTTAGGGAGTGCTATTACCTTTCCTGCTGGACTAACTGTTTATGGTGAATTTACAAGTGTAAACATAAGCGGTGGTCGTGTTATTGCGTACTACAGAGCATTAGGATAATATGATTAAAGATAATCTATACGACAAGTCTTCTTTGGTTGTAATACCAGATGGTTACGTAGAAGGTAAAATGTTGGTAACAAAGCCTACGTCAATACCACAACAATCAGACACTTCTTTTACATTTAATAGAGGTGATGTTAATGTTTCTTACGTTGGTAAAGACGGCTATTTGAAAAAAGTTGTATCAGATGTTAATGTTCCAAGATTAGATTATTCTTTAGGCGTTCCTGCGTTTTTAATAGAAAACTCTTCCACAAACTTTGTGCATTATTCAAATATTATATCTTCGGGATACAGTATAGATGGAAACTGTAGCATTACAGAAAACGCTACAAATAGTCCAGAAGGTACACAAAACGCAAGTTTAATTACAGGGGATAAAAGCGGGTATGTTTATTCAGATAATAGTATCACGGTAATAAATGAAGATATATATACTAAAAGTATATATATAAAAAACATAAATTCTTCTGAGTCTAAAATAGAGTTCGAGAACGTAGGATACTCTTTTAATATTGAGTGGGACGGTGAAACTCTATCTGCAATAACTAAACACAATAATCCTACAAAACAAACAGTAAAGTACAAATATTTAAAAGACGGCTGGTATAGAGTTTATGTTACAGAGTTGGCAACTGGAGCATCTTCAACAATAAGAATATATCCTAACGTAAGTAGTTTTCAAAGCAGCACAATAAGTTGTTATGGCGTTCAACTAGAACCAAGAAATCTTTCAAGTTTAATTCACACTTCTGGGTCTTCCGTTACACGACCTGCTGAAACTAATAGTTATTCAATTAACTTACCCGAAACAGGGACTATATGTTGTTTTACTGGTGGAACTTCCGCTGGGGTGATGTCAGTTTTAGGCGAGTCTTTTACACCTAGTGCTGAACAAAATAAAATATCAATTGCTTATTCAGCAACCAACTTAAACATAAGCTTAAATGGGCGAATAGTTGTAAAGAAAGAAGGAACATATGATGTTACTGGCTTATCAACTTTAAGTTTGGGTCAAGGTAATTTATACGAAGCTTTTTATTTTATAGATGAATTTTTAATGGATTCTGAATTAAACGATATAACAGACTAATGAGTGTATTATTTAACATATCATCTAAAATTATTTTAGAAGGCGATTCTACAGAAGACTTAAATTATGTATTTAATGATTTAAATACAGATGTTGTAGCAGCATACGGTTTTAGAAGACTATCCCCAGATTACTATGGTGCTTTAATTAGAGTAAGAAATAAAAATCCAAACGGCGATGATACAGAAAAAGATTTTTATCCTAATGCTGATGGTAAAATTGATATAGATGAGTTAATGTCATATCTTGGGGATTCTCAAGGATTTTTAGTTAATTTTTATAATCAAGCAGTAAATGCTAAAACTTATGACAATCCCGAAAATAACGATGGCAACAGTTATGCTCCTAATGCATTGCAGCCTAGAATAGTAGTTAATAAAATATTAAATAGAACAAACGGATTAATTTCAGCACCTTTATCGCAAGGGAATGCGGTAGATTATTTGAAAGTTGATAGTGGTTCAATCAATCAAATAACAGGTAATATGTTTGCGTATTTTGTAGGCGCACATGATGGCACAAGCGGCAACAAAACTATGTTTTCAAAAAACGGAGAATATGAGTTCATATATACAAACCCCACAACCGTGCAGTATTCTGATTCTAATAACTCCGTAAACTTAAACGTTTCTGCTAGTAGCGATTTGCGCATACATTCTTTTAATAGAAATACAGACAATAATACTATTGACCTACAAGTAAACAATACAACACCAAATCCAGCTTCACAATCAATACCGAATGCTATAACTTCAGCAAATGATAGTTTATATATAGGAGCAAGTGCTAGCAGTAATGATTATTTTTTAGGAGACTTTCAAGAGCTTGTCATATTTAATAGCTATAAAGATGCTACTGACAAAGCTGATATACTAAATAAAGTAAAAAAATATTATAACGCATACTAATGTTAG